GCATATTTATATCGTGCTTAGAAGCTCGTCCAACTGCTACACGAAAAACGTCTGCAACGCCGCCTACTAATCCAGCGGTCATCGCATTAGCTTGTTTAAGTTGAGAAGCAAACTCTGTTTTAGCTAACGGATTAAATATCGATCTAGCCCCCGCGCTTAACGCAGCGATATACTGCTCTGAAGGGCGCAGCGCTACCATTGAAGCATTAGAGGTTATATTAACCGCGTGTGTTAACGGTCCAGATAATATCGAGTTTACATATACTTCATAAAGCGCGTCATAAGCTTTTCCCGCACCGTTAGCAATTTTCGTTTGCCAAGCTCTAGGAGCTTTTTCAAGTAGCCTTGTAAGCTGTCTTGGATCAAGTTGTTCATCCGAAGCCATAGCTCTAATAGACTTCAAAAAACGAGAGTCAGTATCAGGGCTATCTATCATGTCTCTTACCTGCTTATACATTCCACGATTCGTATCAGCTTGGATACGAAAAGAGCGAAGAAGCCTTCCAGCGTCAGACGCTACTCCTGAAGTTTTCTGCATAACAGCTAGATTTAAGAAAAATGCCTTATTCGCGGCAGCTATATCAATCGGGTCTTTAGATACCTCTGCTCTGCGGGCATACATCCTGAAAGTATTTCCGGTAGCCATTAATCCTTGTCGAATAGCGAAGGCTTGCTTATCATCGAAATTAGCCGTTCTCCTACCGAGTAAGTCTTCGAGAAGTTCTACCTGCGCACCAGCTTTTACGAAAGCTTCAGTATGAGGCTTGCCAACCTCATTCTCAAAAACTTTCGAATAGTGTTTTGTTACCTGATCGAAGAATACATCTATCTCTTGTTGAGTATTCAACTTAGAAATATTTATATTAAAAGCTTGTCCAGGAACCGCATTAGACTTGAGAGTAGATTGTATAAATTCATGCTCCTGTTGCGATTTTCCCCACACTACCATAGGCGCTGAAGGGTCGCCAAACGCTTGCTTATACACGTTTACCTTATTTATCGTAGCTTTAAGGTCTACTGCATTCATTAACTCCGCTACTTTTTGATCTTGAAGATGGTTTTGCAATTCTTGAAAAGACGCCATATCCCCACGATCAGCTTTTTGCGCTAACTGGCCTATATTAGTTAGCTTATCGGGATCATAAGCGCCATCTAAACCGAGAAGTTTTCCTACCCCTTCTTCCCATACTCCTGTATTTTTTACTTCGCCGCTCATTTCTTGTATCTTTTTTGCTTTCATCCCCTCTTGGAATACCTTAGCAGCGCCTATTCCGAGAGTTACAGTCGGGTCTGTGGCTAAAGAAATTCCTGTTGCTACAACCGGCTTCGACCACTCTGGCAAACTCTGCATGTGTGTGTCAACTGTAAGCTTACCATAGTCAGGATGCTCTTCTCCTAAAACCGGAAATAGCCTATTCATCAAGGCTTTACCAGACACTTTAAAAGCGTGAGCGGTATTGTCTGCTAATCCAGTATTCGGATACTCTTTATCTGCTATAGGGGCAAGAGCCGCGTCGCCAAGAGCTTGTAATGGCGAAGTAGCCCAATCCAGAAAGCCCATTACGCCTGTAGATTTCTTCTTCTCTTGAGCTGTTGCTCCTGCGCTTGGGGGGTTAGCAACGTCAGGTATATTTTGACTACCTTGTAGTTGTTTTTCTTGTGGCTTAATCATCTGTGTATCTAATTCCTGTATCATACTATCTATAGAATTAGAATTATTTTGTATAGCTGCACGATGCTCTACGTATAGATCATCTCTTGTAATAGGCTGGAGAGTGTTCATATCAATCCCTTATGTTTATATCTTCTGTGTCTCTGAGCATTGTCATGTACGTTCTTGCGAGAAAACTCTTTTCGTCATATTCAGCTTTACTCATTTTACCAGAAGCCCTGTCTGCCTGTATCTTGGCTAGTAGGTTGCGAAGATCAGTTTTACTCTCTGGTCTAACTCCATCATAAAGAGGCTGAAGCGCAGAAACGCGAACTTTAACAGTAGAATATTCCTTATTAACAGATTCTTTAGCCTTTGCGTGAGCTTCTGCTGGTCCCATGCTACTGCTATACTCGTTGAATAAACGACGATAAGATTGATTCGCCATGTATTCTAAAGCCCTCCCTTGATCGGTAAGACTGTTACCCATTATGTCTTTCCCCCCAGGGATAATAGCACTTATCATATTCTTTGCGTCTTTCAGCCTATCGGAGTTTCCTTCTTTACGTAATGATATGGCGTCGTTTAAAAGATTTATTCTGTCTTGTCGTTTTAGACCAGGAGAGTTATTTATTAACTGTATTACACTGCTACCGTCATCGGCTATAAAATTAGAACTTTCTGTATCTATTATTCTGGAACTTATTTCAAAGTATTTCGATGGGTCTGTTTTTTCGTCTTCTCCAGCGATCATCCGTCTATTCGCTTCCATATATGAACGCGCGTCGCTTTCAGATATTTCTTGCCTAGCTACCTTTTGCCAAACATCATATCCTGACAACTGCTTCTTACCTTGATAAAGATCCATGTGGAGTAATGCGGCATTCGTATTCTGAACCCTTGTAAGCATTTTTTGCTCTTGCCGCTCACGATGATCGTAGTTTTGCGTAAAGTTCGATATCTCATTATTCTCCCATGCGAATATTGCTTTATCTAACTTAACCAAAGCGTCAGCAGGAAGTTCTTGTCTCCCTATTACATCACGAAAAACTTTTGCGTCCTCCAGACCTTCACCGATTTTATAAACACCTTTCTCGTCTACTTTTCCACGGCCATTAAGATACACTTTTTCTGCCGCTGTAAGTAGCTCATGTTCCCAAGCAGAATTAGCTTGATCTAATTCATCTACTTCAAACGTGCTGAAAAAACGTTGTTTAAGTTTACTGGCAGTATAGGATTCTTTTCCATCTGGTCCTTTCTGCATAGACCCAAGAGCGTCAGGAGGGTATGCGTGAATTTCCTTTCTTATAGTTTCACGTTCAGCTTGTCTTAAACCCGTATCTAATTTTGCTTTTTCACTAGTGGAATGGCTAGCTGCTTTAGATAGGTAACTTTCTTTTATATCAAAAAAATCCATAACCGCTTTCTGTCTAGCAGCAGGAGGAAGATTCTGAAGTGAAGATCGCATTGTATCTTCAAGTTGTACGCTAAAATCCTTATATCCGTCTATAGCAGCTATACCCTTTTTAGACAGATATCCAGGATTTTTATCGTCACCGTTAAATAGGCTCAGAAGATTCTCACGTAAAACCAACTCTTCTTTCTTTGCTTTTACTGTATTTATTGTATCTGTATACTGCTCAGTAGCTCTATGTAAAGCCTGCATCCCATCGGCTACAGCTTCTGGAGATATTAACGGGCCTCTAGCTATAGCTGTAGTATTAGTGTTCGCAGTCAGCTCTCTTGCTTGTAAATTAGGAGCATCGAAGTCACCAAGAACAGCTATATTTATTTGACCTAATCCACGACGAACATTAGGAACGCCACTTCCAGTATTCAAATGAATTGCTGCGCCTTCGTAACTGCCAACAGCTCGCCTACTTATGCTGTCGCTTAACCCTTTAGTCTCTATCGTTCCTTCAATATCGTTAGTCATTACTTATCCTCAAGCAGACTATAAGAGTCTTCCTTCTCTTTATTTTTTATGTAACTGCTCCCGATTGACGTTCCCGCTCCGAAAATACCACTCCAAAAAGCACTTGATCCAGCCCAAGATTGCGCGTCGGCTTTTTGAAGTCCTGTTGTCATAGTTTGAGAAGCTGCTACAGTAGTATTATATTTTATTGCACTAGCGTCTATCGTTCCTTGAGCTATTGCACCAAATCCCCCGACTACTGCTCCAGTAAGATTACTCTGTTCAAGAAGTCTTCCTTCAAAAGTTATCTTTTGCGCTTCCTGATTACCTTCCCAACGAGACAAAGCCGCAGCGTCCATAAGTTTTGCATACTGGATATCGGCTCCACGGCGGACAATAAATTCTTCCATCGCTTGCTGCTCTTTAGCGGCGTTTATAGAATCAGCAGGAGTATCTTGATTTATAATAGCTCCAGAAGCGGCTTGATTTACTTTTATATCCCCTATAGCTTGTTTATGCATCCGGTCAAGCTGTTTCAAATCTAGTCCAGCCGCTTCAGCAGTGAGCGAAGCCTCATTCTCTAGCAAACTGGCTTCATAGTCGCCCATGAAAGAAGCTCTTTCAGCATTCATGTCCGTTAATGCACGAACTTGAACATTCTGATTCTCTGCTATGGCGACGCCAAGATTAGCTTTTAACATAGCCATAGCCATAACAGACTTAGCGTTTGCTGCCCCCGCCGCGTTTATGGCTATAGAGTTAGCAAGGGCTGTAGTAGAAGTGATACTAGATTGACTATCGCCTTGATTCTTTCCTGCTATAGCGCTATATATATAAGGAGCGGCTTGAATAAGCGCCCCGACCCACCAAGCCATGTTATATCTCCGATATGTATAGTAAGTCAGTAGTTCCTAAAACAGTCAATGGAAGTGGTAAATCCTGCTCTATTACGACTCGCTGTATCATAGAAGCTTCTGGATTGGTATCTGATTCTGTAAAATCTACAGGTATAAATCTAGTAGCTAAAGGAATAGGCTCGTCATCTTGAACTAATGGATTAAGAAATGGCACGTAAGTATACCGTATTTTACCAAAAGCGTTTTGTATACCAACTCTCATACCAGAGCTATCTTTTAATGATATTTTAGAAGATATAACTCTTGTTTCCATAGAGTGCGAATTACCGTCTTCCAGAGTAACAGCATTAGACGTAGGTATTAAACGACTTGTAAATGGTAAACCAACTACAATGTAGTTGAAATTTCTATCAAGAGTTATAGACCCGCCTGTTACAACTTGACTAGTGTGAGGTCTTCCGCCAGCTAGGATAGAAACGGTTTTTCCTTCTAAATGACCAAGGCCAGTAACGGTTGATATCGGGGTTCCTGAATATTCGAGAAAACTATCAAGAAATCTTCCATCAATAGCCGAATCACTATCAAATTGAGGCGCTTTCATCTCGACGTACCATTTAGTTACGCCTCCTATAACTCTTTCAACAACGCAAAAAAGATCAGTTTCGTTGCTCCCTGGTATAGCTGTTACCGCAAGAAATTTTCCGTCTGTAGTATGCCTGTGCCACCCGATAACGTTATGCTCTCGCTTCATCGTAAGAGCGATCAAAATACCGTCATCACGAACAGCCCATATTATACCGTGTGGAGTTTTTTGATAGGTCCAGTCAACTATCTTGTTTTTTGCTGTTAGATGGGGGGCAAGCACAGATAAATCAACAACGTCATAGGAGTCAGTTGCATAGTCATAAACGAATTGATTTACTACTCTGCCTAACAACTCAACAAAGATAGTGACTGGACCAATCATTATAGGCTTTAACGGCTCCGATCCTTGACGCGTATGCCTATTCATCTTGAATGACTTAAAAGAAAGAGGCTCCGAACCGCTCCCTTTTATATCCCATTCGTCGCCTAATGTTCCTACGAGCAAAGCTCTAGCAGTATTCATCCAGGCTATAGCATTTTGTGAACCTGAGTTCATCGTTAATGTAACTGCATCATCAGCTACTATCGGAGAAGACACGCCCATATCTTCAAAATTAGCCGACTTCGAAAACCATAATGTTTGTGGCCTATTTTTTGTCGCCGCGTAGCAAATACGCTGTTCGAAAAAGCCAACTTTACTAGGCCAGTTATCCGGGTCAGACCATCCACTAGCACCAGTTGGCATCGAAGTAAACGCGACTTCCGTAGCGGACCATGAATTATGAGCTAGGCGCTTAAAATCAAGAGGCTTTCTATTAGGCTGCGCTAGTTTGACAAAATCGTTCATCTGGCTATAATCCATAGACCAAATATCAAGAGTACCGGAAAACTCAAACACATAAGGAACCCCAGGAGTTGAGCTTTCGACTAGACCACTGGATGTAACAAAAGCAACTCTAGTATTTCCATTATTATGTTTAAAAAATAATAGCGCGTAAGCTTGAGAACGACTAAATACAAATGGAATTAGGCGAGGCCGTACATTCGTAACAGCGCCGCCTAATAAGCTCGTAAGATTATATAAGAATTTTGTCCCTGAACGGCGGGTAGCCGGTCCTTGCGGTAAAGCTGTCATATTTAACATCTCATGACAGCCATTTATAAACCGTGAAAAATCTATTTTCTCATGGAGTATATCACCTAATTCACCGGCTGTGAAATTTCTCTTATGCGGTCTATATAATTTTCTAGCCATAGAATAAAGTACCAGTTTGATCCGCTATTACGAACGTGTCATACTCTAAATCCTGATCTTGGTAGTCATCGCCGCAACCTATATTGGAATCGATAAGCTTTGCGTCACTCAAGAGATACATTGCGCTCTTTTCATTTGCTATTTTTACATCCTTATCCCCTGTCAGTGGCATAGCTAGGCCAGCCGCTATAGCTGTAGACAACGCTAAAACGAAATAAGGTGGAAATAATCCAGTCTTATCCACGTACCGAGTATACCTAAGTATTGGCATAACACCCATAACTGATATCATACTAAAAGGGATTATGATATCTCTTCCTTCAACTGACCAGCGGTTGGGCTTACCTAGACGAGGGGCTAATCTTCGAGGAACAAAACAATCCGAAGGCATCCCATATCTTACGCCTTCTGGATGTTCTTCTGCCTTCTTTTTCAGATACACAGAAGCTCTAGCAAAAGTCCAGTCATGAGCTGATACGAGCCTGTCACGGATATTCTCGTATACCCTTTTTGATATCCTCCCGGAAGCAGGATCATCCTCAGTTAGAGAAAAATCCCTCAACGACGCTTTTCCAAGAGTATTAAGAGCAAGATTGACTATTTCTATTTCAGAGTACAAGGCTATCAGTCTCCGCTGAGTAGTTCGTCCAGCGCATTATCCTGCGGCAGTGCTGGCTTGTCTTTAGAAGAAAACTCAACAGCTATTCCACTTTCATGAAACTTTTTAGTCTTCTTATTTTTATACTCCATAGCAGTAGGAATAGGAGCAGAAGACATGCCGATTGGCATAGCGGGGCTTATCCTATCGTGCATAATCTTCTCAACGATAGATTTACGATCCTCCCCGGTTAAATCTTCACCTGTTCGTTCCTTGTAATAGTCGATCATCGGCTCAAGAGGAACGATATCCTCCATAAGAACAGCCTCGGTTATTACATTAAAGTCAATGTCTTTAGCGTTTAGAGAAGACATAGGAGCGAAGTTCGTAGGTACTTTAGTGAAGAAATCAGTATCACCGGCATCATACCATTTAATCTTCCCAGAGTCAGTTCGGGTCTGCCCTGGTTTCAAGGCTATACATTTTACTCGTTTCATATTATATAGCCTCCACTTCTTCTTCCGCTCGAACTATCTCATTCAGCAGACATTTGACGTTTACTTTTTTCGTAGTTTTCGCAGCTTCGAAATAAGCATTTCGGATTGCGGTAACAGCGGTAAGAACAAGAGCCTTCGTCGCGGTATCTAACGAAGTATAGTTCTCGTTGTTTGTGACTGCTATTGGCATGGTTTAAACCTCCAAAAAGTGACGAGCTTTTACACTCGTCACTTAATAAACTATTAACAGGCTATTAACAGGCTAATTATTGATTCGTTTGCCCTTCGTGTTCCTGCAAGCAAGCTGTCCACGTCCCGGCAGACGTTGAGCCAGTAAGCGCGATAGCTACATACTGCAAAATGTTTTGCGGAAGCGGCACTGCATATCCTGCGTTTAGCACGGCAGAGTCTACAACATGAGTTTCGAGCAACGTATCAGCAGCCGATGTGGCCTTGTGGGATATCGTAAACCCTGTTGCGCCAGCAAGCCCGCTTCCTTTTATAACGATTTGCGGCTTATTACCATATCCGCTTTTAGTATTTGGCAACTTGACTACGGTAGGCGAACCGTTGTGTGCCAAGTTATCCGCGAAGATACCTTTTGAATCCATTATCATATTACTATCTCCTTGACTACATGTGTAGTCAAAAATATTAAGCGGTGAGCACCGCCTCGGTGTGAACGATAGCGTCGCAACGCTCTATCGGACAACCAGAAATATTGAGCTGGTGCTTAACGCCGAAAAGATCGTCGAAACCGAGAGACATATTAACCTTCCGGTTAGCCATCTTCAACATACGTGTGTACACTGGACGACTCATGAAGAATACCGGACGAACACCCTTGAGCGAAGGAAGTGCGCTGGTGGCATCGATCATCGCATCACAGAAAGTGTTGATCGTAGCCTCATCCATCGCGGCAGTAAGCTGGACGTTAGCGATACGAACAACATACCTCCAATCAGCAATAGCCAAACCTTGCTGTACGCGGTAATGCGTAGCGTAACCACGGAAGACCTTTCCGTCAGCGTCGCGAAGATCAATTTCACCAAGGTCATTTACCTCAATACCCGCATTAGGCGCGGATTCGGGGTAAATACCAAAAACGCCAACATCAACACCAAGACCAAGAAGCCAGATAGAACTCTGAACGTCTGCGGACGTACCTCCAGCATCGAGAACATGGTACATGCCGAAAGTATTAGACGCTGGCTTGTCAGAAGGATTACCAAGAACGTCATACCGTGGAGAAAGACCGAAGAATTTTTCAGGAGAATCCCCGTAGAACATGGTTGTAGCCAAGTCCTGATTGATACCTTCAGTGATGCGACGATCTTTTCGAAGACGAAATGCCGCAACATCACCAGATTTTCTTGCAACGATAAGGTCGCACTCAGAACGATTTTCGTACAGCCCAACAGTATCGCTTACCTGGATACTAGAGCTATCCACCGGCAAGATACCTTTATTGAGTCTACGCCAAGTCCCTTTCGGAATACTAGCGTCCATCAAATGGACATGCACGTCTTTTTGGTTACACTGCGTGAACGGCATGTGAGTAGCCAGATCATTCGTCTGGTTCAAAAGTTCAATTGCATTTTTAAGAAACTTGCCATCCGGTCCCAAGTCCTTAGTGAGATTTGCTACTGTCGGCCAATCGCCAGCAGAGGGATCATACACCATGTTAAAACCTCCAAAATATTTTGACTACGATGTAGTTATTTTTTAGGCGCTTGATTCGGATACATCTCATGCGCCAAATTTACCTTTTGAGTAGGCTGCTCTGTTGTCGGTTTAGCCGATTTTAGGACGCCACTCTCTTTCATGGTTTTACCGAGATTATAAAACAAGGAAACGACGATAGGGTTCATCATCGCATATCCTGATTCTGGAGACTTCAAGAACTTCGAAAGCTCAAGTTTACCATCAGGATCAGCGAAAGCGAGTACTCTGTTAGCGAGATTCAAATTTTCTTGCTTTGATTCTCCCCAAACTTTATAAAGCTCATTCATCCCGGCTTTGTGTTTTTCAACAACAGCAGCCATCTCAACTGTTTTAATCTCTTGGAACTTAGCTAACGCCGCATCAAACTGCGGTTGCGTCATTCCAGTTTTTACAGCCCAGTCCCCAAGTTCTTCAGGAACACCGGAAGGTAACACCATCTTCTCAGGAACAACAGGAGCCTCTTTAACGCTTACAAGAGCCTTTGCTAAGTCCTCTATAGAAGAAATGGATTTTATTTTGTCATGCCCTCGAAGATCCTCGGGTAACGACTCCCTCCAGTCTACTACAGTCCCACTAGCCCCTTCTGGCTGTTGGCTAGGAGTAGCCGCAGCAGCTCCCGCACCTTCAGCGCCACCGGCTCCAGCAGCACCACCACCACCGGCTCCAGCTCCTTCGCCTTCTCCGGTATCAAAATTGTATAGGTATTTACTCCATTCCGTATAAAGCTTTTTCATACTTGACCCCCTCAAGCATAAGTTCATGATATATGGTAGGGTCTATACTATCTAGTATCTCTTTTATTTGTCGTCCAACAAGCCGCCTACCCTCAGCGTGAAGAACCTTTTCTTTTTCAGGATTAACTACGTCATAGAATCCACACCACTTAAAAATCTCACGTATGAAAACTCTTGTGTTTCCATCACGCATTGAAAGCTCTACTGATGTTATAAATTCATCATAACATTTCTGTTGCAAATACGCAAGTCTTTTTTCTTTCTCATGCATATCATCGACTGACTCTAGGTCCTGATATTCTTCATCAACTGTTTTCATAATAGCATCCCTTCGCTACTAAACTGTTCGGATAGATTTGCTCCAGCTTCAGACATATCTTTTGTCGTAGAAGCTCGTTGCGCATTTAACTCTTCTCGGAGCATAGCATCTTGCGCCCCCTCTGCTTTTTGCTCTTTTCGCGTTAACTCAGCTTGCCTATTCTTTCTTATACTAGCAATTTGTGCTGGTGAATTTAGCCGCCTAGCTGGAACTCCATTTATATCAGCAAGTTCATAAGCAAATCCGTCAAGGTCTGGTATATCCATAACCTCTGGCTTGTACTGAGCTATCGCGCCTACTATCTGCAAGAAATTCTGGAGCGGGCCAGCAGTCATAGCTTTCATCATTTGAGCTAGAATAGACGTAAGCTCTATTTCTACGTCGATATTTTGCTCTCTGAACTGCTCAGGCCACGGAGTAAACTTACCCTTACGTTCAAGAATATTATAACTTCTTTGAACAGTTGGAACTATGCCCTCATAAAAAATTCTATCGAGAGTAGGACTCAAACGAACGAAACGCTCTCCTGAAATTTCTTCGACTTGCCTTGCTTTTAGCGGCGAAGCGTTAGGATCACGCGAAGCAGTTAAAAATACGTCATTATAAAATAGTTTTTTCAGTATTTCCTCAAGTTTTTCTTCCTGGAGTGCGGCAGACGTATGGTCAAAGCTAGTATCATAAGCTTTGGAAATTATATCTTCCTTGTTTATGTAATAGTTTATCGCATCAGGATACGTTTTTACCTGCCCCTTCATGTGTACAGGAGCATTCAAAGGAGGGCGAATCGACTTATGAAATGAAATAGCAGAACTTTTAACTACCTCTTGTAGTCGTTTTATTATTGGTATAGCCTCCATAGAAGGAGATACACCGTATTCGTCAGTTCCAATTACGTCGTATCGAGTAGTAGGATAAGGAAATTCATTACACCCTTCCACTCTCAAAAACTCAGGATACTTATTTTTCTTTGGTATCTTCGTATTTACCCCGCCATCATATTTACTATCTGCTTCACAGAGCAGTATATAAAAGCGGGTAAAAGGCATGTCCATAAACTTCTCAGGTACTACACCCTCTACAACAGTATACCAATAATCCAAGCTACCGTCTTTCTTCTCATACTTATCAAGCATACTCTGAGGAAGGCTGTCACCAAACTTCTTATATAGCTGATAAAAGTTCATGAAGACTGTACGATATAGTCTATCTACTTTACCATTATCGTCTGTTCCTATGGAGTACTCTCCAAAAGTAAGAACGCTATACTGTAAAGGATTTTTTATATCCCCTTCGCCAACGAACATCGAGCCAGTAGCGAATCCAACTATCTCAGTATAATACGAATTTACTGTATTATAGAAATTGGCTCGACGCATCTCATCATACAGAGTTTCTTTCCTCTCAGCGAGGATTACTTGAAGTTCTTTTACGCCTCTTAGTTCTTTATTTCTAAATTTTATGTCTATCCAAGGACGCGTGGATGGGGTTATTCCTTCTTTTAAAAAAGACACAAAAACCCCGAAGGCGCTTTTACCTTCAGAGTTAACTATTTTAGAAGATGTAAGAACACGTTTTACCGGCTTGCTTCCGGTATTGAACATACCCCTACCAGGCAAAAGCCATTCAGCTATTTGCTGACCTTCTTCTAACCACGGCTGTTGATTATTTTTTAACTGTTGGTATTCATTTAGCCTAGCTGCAACAGTAGCGCCATCAGCATCATCAAATTTCATTTGGCGCTTCCTCCAAGTAAAGATGTTATAGCATCAGGATCATCATCGTCTGATAAAGAGGTTAAAATAGTTCCTAACACGCCTTTACGCTTGATATCCTCAGCCGTTATTGCTTTTGACATTTTTTCTTTTATAGCCTTATTCTCAGCTTCATAATCTATAACATCAACGCTCGTCGGTTCTGGTGGCGTAGACGCAAGCTGCATCGCTTGCTGTTGTTCGATCATCGACTTTGTGATAGCTTGTGACTGAGCTAGGTAGGCCAGCATCGGCTCCATCATAGCGCCAACATCCGGTCCCTGCGTTTGCTGTGGTAACTGAACAGTAGTATTAGAAGATTTTCCTTTTCCACCCATTACTACCCTCCTAAAACATTTTCAACGCCGCCGAGCTTATCTTCATCATCATCTTCCTCTAAACCGAAAACAGCTTTTGACTTTACCGCCTCGCCGGCAGGAGGTAGCACAGGACTTTCTTCTGGTATAACTCCTTCACCTTCTACCCCCCTAACAATGTCTAAATCCCATTTGTTAGTTCCAGAACCCCATGTCTTCTCCATATCAGAGAGCGTTCTATCATCCTGCTCTGACCAAAGCGAAGCAAAAACGTTATTTACACGCTCTTTTTTCTGCTCTTCGGTGAATGAGTAGTCTGCTCCTGAGACTTTAGCATACCCCATTTCTTCTGCGACTTGGGTATTAACCTTATCAATAGCCGAATTAGCAGCAGCAAACTTAGCCTTATACATGCTGTCGATCTTACTTTCCGCTGCCTTTTTGTCGGCTTCAGCTTGCTGTTCTTTTCGGATAGCTTCATAGTCAGGCGCTTCAGGCATTTCGAAAGTAGGCATCTCAAAACCACCGCCACCCCCTCCACCATCATCAGAAGAACCCCAAACTCTGCCTTCTCCTTGACCATATGTAAGATAATGGTAGTCTGGTTGAAGCCCAGATGCGGCTACGTCTGGATACATCTCAAGATATCTTTGCCCTTCTTCTGTTTGCGCTGGTCCTTTTATAGAACCTCCGCCGCCACCTTTTCCGCCCATTTTGACTACCTCTGTAGTTAAAAACTTATATGCTTGTGTTACGCGTAAGACCCCCCAGAGCCACCTTGACCTTGAGCGCTACCATCGCTACCTTGCGAGTTTCCGTCTGGACCGCCAAAACTACCGCCTCC